CCGTGAAGAACGACGTGTTCGCCAGGAACGTCGTCCAGAACACGTCGTTGATCTTCAGGCCCGATCCGCGACCAAGCTTGCGTGGCACGGTCGTAATTGCACCAAGGTCATCATTGATGATGTCCCGGCGATCGATGCTCAGCACGAGCCCGTACGTGTCGGCCTTGTTTGAGTAAGTCTCTTCGCCGAGCGTGCCGTGCTTGAGTTCCCCGCCCGGCGCAACCAGTTCGTACTGATCCTTTCCGACCAGCCGGTAGCTGGTGACGGTCTTGAAATCGCTGACGTTGCGGACGGCGCAGATGTTTCGCCAGGTCCGTTCGACGCTGAAGAAGCCGTCGAGCAGAAACTTGTTGGCGACATTCGAGAGGATGCCGCTGACGTCGACCGTCGAGTACGTCGCCTGCACATCGTGCCCGAAGGCGAATCGCAGGACGGAGCGGCTGTCGCGGAAGTTGCGACCGGTGTAGCCGTTGGCCCATGCCGCTTCGAGCAGCAGTTCCTGTAGCCCGATCCCGCCTCGGAAACGTCGCGCGGCCACGTCGAGCGTCTGCGGCTGAAACTGCTTTTCCGGTTCCGACAGACCGGCGGTCAGCAGACACGCCGCTTCAAGCACGGATCCGGTGACGGTCGAATCCGGCACATGCACGGCTGGAGCTGCAGGACGCGCCGCTCGAAGTACTTCGAGCTCCGTTCGCTGCGAGTCCCATCCATTGCGGATCGCCTTCGCTTCGATGTCTGGATGTCGCCCGTCGCAGATGCGGCGCACGGATTCGATCCGTTCGGTTTCGGTCGCCGCCTGAGCCCGGATGTCATCCACCAGAGAAGCAGCCGTTACCGTTCCATTCACGGGAGCGGCCGGCGTTTGCGTGGTCTGCTGATCGTCATTGTTGTCAGGCACTTCGTCGTCTCCTTCCGACGTTTCGGCGCTGGCCGCGATGGCCGCACTGGTGGCTCCATCCGCGCCGAGGTCCACAAAGCTGATCTCGCCCAGCGTCGAACGACGCACCACGTTCAACGGCCCGCTGTGCTGGCGACCGTTGACCGTCACCTTCTGGCCGTCGCGAATGAACTCAAACTCATCAACGCTCGCGCCGACGGATGCCTGCCACGGGAATCCGTTCTTCGAACTCGTGACGACTTCGCGAGCCGCCGACGTGTCACGCGACACCAGACCGGCCGCGACAAGCTGACCTTCCTCAACACGGATACTGTCTGTGTGCCCGACACCGGCGAGCGGGTCGTGCCCGAATCGAATCGGACGAGACTGCGACGGAATCGCCAGTCCGGCGAGGTCGAGAATCACCGGATGCCGCCAGCCCGAGATCCGCATCGGGGCGCCCGTGTAGGCGACCATCCGGAAGCGCGGCAGTGCGGGCGCTTCGCCGTCGCCGGCCGCTTCGACATCGATGCGGGTCTGCGCCGTGAAGCTCAGCGTGGTCGGTTGCGACGCGTCAGGCGGCGCAGGCCGGGACTTCATCGTCGTCGGCATTCTCATCCTCCGTGATCGAGACAGACGGGCCTTCCTCAACGGCCAGCCCCAGTTCACGCATCAGCGTCAGTTCCTTCGCCCGCTGGCGAAGCTGCGTTTCCCAGTCGAGTCCGCGTCGTGCGAATTCGTCGGCCAGCGTGGTCGTATGCGACTTCAGCCGCGTGGCCTGAGCGTTGGCTTCCTTGGCCGGATCGACATGCTCGTGTCCGTCCCAGAACCATTGATGCGGCCATTCGGCAATTGGTCCGAGTCCGGCGGGCAGCAGCCCGGGGATGAGCACGGCTTCGTCAAACCATGCGGCCAGCAGAGGATCGAGCACGACCGATTCGAGGCGGCTCTGATCAACGCGGATCGACTTGAAGTACGTCTGATGGTCGAGGCGTCCGGACGCGTAGTTGTAGCCCGACGAATTGGCCGCAGCGATGTTGTACGGCATGTTGAGACAGCGACTGATTTCGTTCAGCAGTTCGCGTTTGAACTCGCCGTAAGTTCCCGAGGGCTGTTCGGCCTCGAGCTGGCTCATTTTCCAGCCGCCAGGCATCGTCAGCAGCAGATTGCGATCGAGTTCAATTGTGTCGAGCGGTTCGACAGCTTCCGCTTCCCCATTCGCCGGAGCGTCCGTGTAAAGAATCCCCGCGAAGTACGCGGCCGCCTTGGCGGCATCCAGCGTCGCCAGAGAGTAGTCCCGCAGCATCGCAAACAGCGGTAGTGCCGGCGTGATCTCAGGGACGCCGCGACGCTGACCGGGCCGATCCGGACGAAACAGATGCAGAACCGCCTCGGCAGGAACGCGGTCGTAATCGCGTGACGCGAGTCCGCGCGGCTCGCCGGGATGTGTCCGCAGGATGTGGTATTCAACCGGATTGCCGGACCGGTCGAACACAATCCCATCAGCACTGTTGTCGCTGGCGAGCGATAGTTCGGGCGTTGCTACCTGCTCGGCTTCGATCAGTCGCAGGTCCAGCTTGATATCCGTCGGCAGCCGGTCGTTGCTGATGAAGACTGCGAAGGCCTCACCGTCCGTGGCGAGAGCCATCCGCAGCGTACGAAGCCGCCCCGGCAGGTCCACTGCCTTCGACCATCGCATGAACTCCCGTTCGATACGGCGGTTAGCTTCGCTGTCTTCGGTGAGCAGTTGCAGCCGTGGACCCGTGCCAATCACGTCGTTCGCCAGCGTCAGCACAATGCCCTTGGCATAACTGTTGTTGGCGACCTCATAGCGGGAACGGTTTCGCAGCACGCGGCGAACTTCCGGACTGTTCGCCGCATTGGCCGACAGACCGTCCGCATTGGCCCAGTGACGACGGTTGTCATGCGTCGTCACTGCCGCGTCGTAACGGCCGCGAACGAACCGACCAAAACGCCCCGAACGGGAAGCCTTCGCCAGTCGCGATCGCGAGATGTTTTTTAGCCACGCAAACACTACGTCGACCCCGGGGGCACGAGCTTGTTGAACCGCAGGCCGCGAGTCTTCGACTTCGCGGCGTCCTTCGAGCACAGGTGGCGGTCGGCGGCGATCTGGTCGGTCAGCTTGTGCTGTTCCATGCTGCCCGAATCACCCGACGCCTTCGCCGGTCCGGCAGCGTTCTCGCGAATGGTCTCGTCGAGTGATTCCGCCACGTCCCAGTCTCCTGCGCTGGCGACGAAAAACTCGTGTCGCCTATTTGTAGACCTACCCGGTTGCGGTTCGAGCTGACGACGAGATTCGCCTCAGAACTTAAACCGTTCCAGATATAGAACAGCTTGGGCTCCAACTTGTCCGAAGCCAGACGGGGCGTCTTGCGGAGATTCGGAATGTGAGTTACATTTTGTCGGCACTTATGAATATCTGCCTACATATTGAAACCCAATGGCCGACACCAAACGAGCACAGATTCTGGCGATCCTGAAGAAGAGTCGCGTCATTCGCCCGCGAGACGTCGAGGCTGCCGGAATCTCGCGCACTTACCTCAACAAGCTGTATGCAGAAGGCATTCTCGATCGGCCGAGCCGTGGGCTTTACGTCCTGATGGACGATGAGCCAGGCGAACAACGGTCACTGGTCGAAGCATGCAGGAAAGTTCCACGCGGCGTCGTTTGCCTGCTTTCCGCGCTGCAGTTCCATCAGTTGACAACTCAGGCTCCGTTTGAGGTCTGGATGGCGCTTGACCGAAAGGCTCAACTGCCGCGGGTCAGTTATCCGCCCCTGCGTATCGTGCGGTTCTCAGGCAACGCACTGGTCACCAGTGTCGAGGAACACTCCGTCGAAGGCGTTCCCGTCCGCGTCTACTCGCCAGCGAAGACCGTGGCGGACTGCTTCAAGTACCGCAACAAGATCGGCATCGAAGTCGCGATCGAAGCGCTGCGTGACTGCCTGAAGCAACGAAAGGCGACCTCGGACGACATCTGGAATGCGGCCAAAGTGTGCCGAATGACAAACGTCATGCGCCCCTATCTGGAGTCGATCGCATGACAGACCGCCAGCCTCGAAATGTTGTCGCTTCCATTCGCCAGCGACTGATGAATCTCGCACGTGAACGGGGCGAGGACTTCCAACTCGTCCTGACTCGATACGGCATCGAACGATTACTGTATCGTCTGACGCAGACTGAATACGGCTCTCAGTTTGTGCTCAAGGGAGCTGCGTTGTTTCAGCTCTGGACGGGCGAGTCGCACCGTGCGACGCGCGATCTCGACCTGCTCGGATATGGCGCCCCGTCGCCAGAGCGACTGCGCGAAGTTTTTCAGCATGTCTGTTCGTTTGAAGCGGCCGACGACGGCCTGGCGTTTTTCGTCGACACAATCCTCGCCGAACAGATCAAGGAAGACGATGAGTATCAGGGCATCCGTCTGAAGATTGATGCACGACTGGGTAACGCGCGAATTCCGCTACAGATTGACATCGGTTTCGGCGATGCCATCACCCCGGAAGCACTCGGTGTGGTCTGGCCCACGCTGCTCGACCTTCCGGCTCCCGAGTTGCAGGCCTATCCACGCGAAACGGTCGTCGCAGAGAAGTTTCAGGCGATGGTTCAGTTGGGCATCGCCAACAGTCGCATGAAGGACTTTTACGACATCTGGACTCTCGCCCGTATGTTCGAATTTCATGGCCCTGTACTCAGTGCAGCGATCCGAGCAACGTTTGACCGTCGGCAGACGCCCTTACCCGACTCACCGCCCCTCGCCCTGACGTCGGAATTCAGCGACGACAGTCACAAGGCAACTCAGTGGAATGCGTTCATCAGAAAAGGCCGGCTGATTGAATCTCCTCCAGCCTTCGAGGATGTAATCGCTTTGCTCGCATCATTCCTGATGCCCGCAACACAGGCAGCGGCAACTACAGAGTCGTGGGAATTCAAATGGCGAGACAATACCTGGACTCCCACGTAACGCCTGCCATCAACCGCCTCCGTCATTTATCCGTTCAAACGTCAGAATCCGTCTGCCGCAATTCCGGCATTCTTTCCTCCGCACAATCTTCTGGCTTCGTGGCCGCGTGTAGACAACATAGAAGTGTCGGCAGCTGCAGCGAGGGCATTCGATTCCGCGTTGTCTACTCTTCGAGTCCGACGGCGTTTCGCTCATGTCCGACGGCTCCGCTGAAGTTCGGACAGGCGGATGCGACGGCGTTGTGGGACTGGGGCGGCGTCGGTTCCGAACAGGACGGCTCCTTGAATTGAGGCGGCGACGGCGCTGCCGACCAGACAGTCCAGCCAGTGATTGTCGGACTGCTCGGGGCGGAGTTTCCACTCGTCGACCGTGCGGCCGCGACCGGATGTCTTCACGAAGTACTCGGCTGTGACTTGTTCGGCGAACAGCCGGTGTACTTCGGGCTTTGAACCAAACAGCGAAAGGCAGCCTCGGTCTCCCATCGATACTGCCAGCCGGGCATGCACGAAGGACTTCCACCAATTCGTGTCGTAGACCACATGCCGCACGGCCCGCTTGCCTCGGACATTGGGTATTCGCCAGTTGAGGCCGACCCGGTCGCCCTGCTTCCGCTTGTACTCTGAGAAGGGAATGCTCGACGCGCCGACGAAACGGCCGTGCGACGGCATCAGAATCGTCGAGTGACTGCTCTGCCGGCAGAACTGATAGACGACGTCGGTCGAGTGGCCCCAGTTGGCATCGATTAGACACCGGTCGATCTTCAGCGCCGCTCCGTCGTCACGTTTCCACTCTCGGCTGAGATACTGCTGCGTCAGTGATTCGAGGCCCGCATAGATTGAGCCTTCCAGCCCGCTCCCTGGTGCCACCGTCGCCAGCGTGTGGCGAGCGTCCCGCAGCGTGAAGTATGCGCGCTTCTGATCGGGGAATGATCCGTAGTCGACGACGTAGCCCGTGAAGTCGTCTTCCCACGCGCACACGCAGTAGAAGAGCAGCTTCTGCTGCACGTCGATGAACATCGTCAGGTGGTTGCACGCGATCGGGATCTCGGCACGTTGGCGGTTGTTGATCTTCGCGGCGATCTCGTCGGCCGTCAGGAGATCGTCGTCGACGGTTTCTTCGGGCAGTGGTTCGTTCTG